TTTGGTGATCCATCGGAGATTCGAACTCCGGACACCTTGATTAAAAGTGAGACTGTATTACTTGATATTACCCACAAATAACACTATTTAGGGGTGCGTGCGTCGCAGTATATAAAGCGGGTACAGGGTGCAGAAGCTCAGAGCGTGTGACTTGCTTTCCCCCTGTATCAGAATCTAAAATAGGGCGCGGAACGCGCCTGCCGAAATGCCTTGCTTCGCTCTGCCGAAAGTATTCGCAAGTTTCCGTGCACGCCGAACATTAAAAGTTAGTAGCCTGCCGCCATTGTCAGCCCCGCGCCGTAGGCGCTTTTTCGCCTTGTTGTAGTGGCTTATTGCTTTCTCAATGTGAAAATGCGCTCGGTAGCCTAAAGGCTTAGTATTACCCTTTAGGCTAACTTGTGTAATTGTGTAATGCCGTTCACCTATTATCTAATAGGGGTGAACATGGGTACTTTAGTACATTGAATGCTACCACTTATTTAACTTGATTTAGATAGTATATTAGCAGAAATTGAGCCTGTCACATTTTTGTGGCGGTGCTTTTTTAATATCTGCCTGCTAAATAGTCTAAAGAAACTTTGTATAGGTCAGCTATTTTTAAAAGCGTTTTTAGGTCAGGCTCGTTTTGTCCCGATTCATAGCAAGCATAAGTAGTTCTTGCAACGCCGATTTCTTTTGCTATCTCGCCTTGTGTTTTATTTGCTCTTGTTCGCAGTTCGTAAAGTCTGCTTGTTAATTCGTAGTTTTCGTTCGGTATATCTTCGCTTGCTATTCTTACTATTTTACTTGGAATTTTGTATCCTGCCGCGAAATTGGTTAGGAATGCTTTGGTTATTACAAGTTCGCCGTTTTCCATTTTTTTGCATTCATCAACTGGAAAGTCGGTTATCATATGCACTTCTTCTAATGTTGCTTTATATGATTCTCTTACTGCCTTGATAAATTGGGGTAGTTCAAAATCTCCAGATATTTCTTTTCTTGTTACTTTGAATTTAACGAATTTATCTCTATAGCGTACTGTTGTTTCATACCTCATTTTCGTTTCACCTCTGTACATATTTTAATATACTTCATACTTTTTTGAAAGCTTGAAGTTTAGTGCATTAACATTATGTACGCGAAACGCGTAAAAACTGTTGACAACGCAAGAAACACAATATATACTATTAGTAACGCGAAAAGCGTAATTTTGTTAATGAGCTGTTCTTATGCCTATGTTTTTAACTCAAGACGAATTGTGTGAAATCTTAAAGGTTGACCGCGTTTTTCTCTGGAAGTGTCGTAAAAATGGTATGCCGTATTATCAATTCGGCTCGAAAATCATTCGCTATACCCTTGATGATGTTCTTAACTGGTTTAATGAAAATCAAGAGGTGATATTCGATAAGAGGGCATAAAAAAACGGTAACGGCTCAAAGCTTGGCGGCTCACCGTTACCATTCACCCAAAACAGGAATAGCCCTGCAAGGTAAATATATTATACCTCGTTTCCGCTATTCCTGCAACAGAAAAGGAAAGGAAATTGTTTTATGAAAAATCCACATCGCAGGGTAGTTTTGAAAATGTCACATTCAACAGCAGGAGAATTATTGCTTCAGCTTGATTTGTCGAGCAAATTTATCCGCGCTTTTTATGGTGAAGATCATAGTTTAATGCGTATTAATCGGGCTTTGTATTCTGCTGTTCATAGTTCTGTTGAACATATCGATGATAAACAGATTGTTGTTTTGGTTGATGATTTTGTTCCACACCGTGAATCCGCTGATTGATTACTTCTCTCGGCATTGGATATTTGCTCATTTCTGCCAGTGCCGTGTTCGTTGTTCGGGGGTGCGTTTGCTCCCCTCAGAATCTGAGGGGGCAACGCACAGACCCGTGTCTCTATTACTTGACTAAGTATCAAATTACGGTTATTTCAGATAAATCTAACTATTACAAAGGAGTGTTAAATGCCACTTAAAGAATCTAAATACAAATACAATCAGACTTTTGTTAAACTGCTCGGTTCTAAGATTGTAGTTAGTACATTGGGCTGTGTCAGAAATTCTGATATTGTTTGTGATGATGATAAATATTCTGAGCGTTGCTCTGTTAATGATAAGAAACTCACGGAAAATATTAAAAGGTCAAAGAGCAAAATCTATGAACTTGCTTGTTGTAATTCGTGGGATTGGTTTTTTACTGCTACTCTTGATAAGTCTAAATATGACCGTTCGAACCTCGAAAAATTCCATAAAGACCTCACTCAATGGTTTAGAAACTATGGCAAACAACATAATATCAAAATTGATTTTCTTCTTGTTCCCGAATTGCACAGTGACGGTGTAAGTTGGCATATGCACGGACTTTTGCGCGGTGTTCCGAAATCTCATTTAAAACAATTTCAAATAGGTGACCGTATGGGAAAAGCTCTTGCAGAAAAAGTTAAAAACGGAGATGTCGTTTACAACTGGCTTGCATATTCGAAAAAGTTCGGCTTCTGTGACCTTGAACCCATTAGAAACCCCGATGCTGTCAGTAAGTACATAACTAAGTATATCAACAAAGATTTATCTTCGAGTGTAACAGAGCTGAACGCTCATCTGTTTTATCATAGTAGGGGATTAGAAAAAGCTAAAATTGTTAAAAGCGGCACTCTTACTACTCCTATTGATTATGATTTTAACGGTGAATATTGTTCTAAAGCGGAGTTCCCATATTCCGATGAACTTCTTAATCAACTGATTTCTTCCATTGTTTGATTAAGATTCAAATACAATGTTTAGGGTGATGTTTAAGTGACAATTCGAGAATGTATAGATGATTTTTTAATTGAACAGCAGGTTCGAGGAAATTCACCTAAAACACAGAAACACTATTGTCGGTGTCTCGGATTATTCGAGCGCTTTCAATCTCCTAAAAATCCCGATATTTCTGCTGTGAGCGTTTCTGATTGCAAAGCCTATTACATTCACCTTTCAAACAGAAATGTGTCTTCTGTGACCGTTCAGACATACATTAGAGCGTTGCGGGCTTTTTTGTCTTGGAGTTACCTTGAGGGTTACATTTCTGAAAACATACCGAAAAAGTTTCGCTTGCCTAAAGCTCAAAAAAAGAAAATCGATATTCTTACCGATTCGGAAGTTGAACAGCTGTTTCGCTGTCTTTCAGGCAGAGATTTTATTTCTGTGCGCAATTACTGTATTGTTGCTCTTATGATTGATAGCGGATTGAGATTGAATGAGGTTGTTACAATCAGACGAGATAAAATACATATTGCCGAGGGTTATGCAATAGTCAACGGAAAAGGCAACAAAGAACGGTTTGTTCCGCTTGGTCTCAACTCAAAAAGAGCATTGTTGCGCTACTGTGCAATTGTTCCGAGCAAAGAAAAAGAGACACCTTTATTCGTAAAAGACACCTTGATTCCCATAAAAGAGAGTACCGTAAAACAGCTTTTTCGGAAGCTGAAAAGTCGGTCGGGAATACCTCGTTTGCACCCTCATTTGTTGCGCCATACCTTTGCTACACGGTACATAGAGCGCGGTGGAGACATTTACAGCTTACAGTCAATCCTCGGTCATACATCGCTCGAAATGGTGAAAAAGTATGTGCACTTGATTCCCTCAAAAACAGTAGTCAACTTTGCGGTTCTTTCGCCACTCGATAACGCCCTTAAAAAATGAGAAAACCCAGCAGTTACAACGGTTGTAGCTGTTGGGCTTCTTTTTGGTGATCCATCGGAGATTCGAACTCCGGACACCTTGATTAAAAGTGAGACTGTATTACTTGATATTACCCACAAATAACACTATTTAGGGGTGCGTGCGTCGCAGTATATAAAGCGGGTACAGGGTGCAGAAGCTCAGAGCGTGTGACTTGCTTTCCCCCTGTATCAGAATCTAAAATAGGGCGCGGAACGCGCCTGCCGAAATGCCTTGCTTCGCTCTGCCGAAAGTATTCGCAAGTTTCCGTGCACGCCGAACATTAAAAGTTAGTAGCCTGCCGCCATTGTCAGCCCCGCGCCGTAGGCGCTTTTTCGCCTTGTTGTAGTGGCTTATTGCTTTCTCAATGTGAAAATGCGCTCGGTAGCCTAAAGGCTTAGTATTACCCTTTAGGCTAACTTGTGTAATTGTGTAATGCCGTTCACCTATTATCTAATAGGGGTGAACATGGGTACTTTAGTACATTGAATGCTACCACTTATTTAACTTGATTTAGATAGTATATTAGCAGAAATTGAGCCTGTCACATTTTTGTGGCGGTGCTTTTTTAATATCTGCCTGCTAAATAGTCTAAAGAAACTTTGTATAGGTCAGCTATTTTTAAAAGCGTTTTTAGGTCAGGCTCGTTTTGTCCCGATTCATAGCAAGCATAAGTAGTTCTTGCAACGCCGATTTCTTTTGCTATCTCGCCTTGTGTTTTATTTGCTCTTGTTCGCAGTTCGTAAAGTCTGCTTGTTAATTCGTAGTTTTCGTTCGGTATATCTTCGCTTGCTATTCTTACTATTTTACTTGGAATTTTGTATCCTGCCGCGAAATTGGTTAGGAATGCTTTGGTTATTACAAGTTCGCCGTTTTCCATTTTTTTGCATTCATCAACTGGAAAGTCGGTTATCATATGCACTTCTTCTAATGTTGCTTTATATGATTCTCTTACTGCCTTGATAAATTGGGGTAGTTCAAAATCTCCAGATATTTCTTTTCTTGTTACTTTGAATTTAACGAATTTATCTCTATAGCGTACTGTTGTTTCATACCTCATTTTCGTTTCACCTCTGTACATATTTTAATATACTTCATACTTTTTTGAAAGCTTGAAGTTTAGTGCATTAACATTATGTACGCGAAACGCGTAAAAACTGTTGACAACGCAAGAAACACAATATATACTATTAGTAACGCGAAAAGCGTAATTTTGTTAATGAGCTGTTCTTATGCCTATGTTTTTAACTCAAGACGAATTGTGTGAAATCTTAAAGGTTGACCGCGTTTTTCTCTGGAAGTGTCGTAAAAATGGTATGCCGTATTATCAATTCGGCTCGAAAATCATTCGCTATACCCTTGATGATGTTCTTAACTGGTTTAATGAAAATCAAGAGGTGATATTCGATAAGAGGGCATAAAAAAACGGTAACGGCTCAAAGCTTGGCGGCTCACCGTTACCATTCACCCAAAACAGGAATAGCCCTGCAAGGTAAATATATTATACCTCGTTTCCGCTATTCCTGCAACAGAAAAGGAAAGGAAATTGTTTTATGAAAAATCCACATCGCAGGGTAGTTTTGAAAATGTCACATTCAACAGCAGGAGAATTATTGCTTCAGCTTGATTTGTCGAGCAAATTTATCCGCGCTTTTTATGGTGAAGATCATAGTTTAATGCGTATTAATCGGGCTTTGTATTCTGCTGTTCATAGTTCTGTTGAACATATCGATGATAAACAGATTGTTGTTTTGGTTGATGATTTTGTTCCACACCGTGAATCCGCTGATTGATTACTTCTCTCGGCATTGGATATTTGCTCATTTCTGCCAGTGCCGTGTTCGTTGTTCGGGGGTGCGTTTGCTCCCCTCAGAATCTGAGGGGGCAACGCACAGACCCGTGTCTCTATTACTTGACTAAGTATCAAATTACGGTTATTTCAGATAAATCTAACTATTACAAAGGAGTGTTAAATGCCACTTAAAGAATCTAAATACAAATACAATCAGACTTTTGTTAAACTGCTCGGTTCTAAGATTGTAGTTAGTACATTGGGCTGTGTCAGAAATTCTGATATTGTTTGTGATGATGATAAATATTCTGAGCGTTGCTCTGTTAATGATAAGAAACTCACGGAAAATATTAAAAGGTCAAAGAGCAAAATCTATGAACTTGCTTGTTGTAATTCGTGGGATTGGTTTTTTACTGCTACTCTTGATAAGTCTAAATATGACCGTTCGAACCTCGAAAAATTCCATAAAGACCTCACTCAATGGTTTAGAAACTATGGCAAACAACATAATATCAAAATTGATTTTCTTCTTGTTCCCGAATTGCACAGTGACGGTGTAAGTTGGCATATGCACGGACTTTTGCGCGGTGTTCCGAAATCTCATTTAAAACAATTTCAAATAGGTGACCGTATGGGAAAAGCTCTTGCAGAAAAAGTTAAAAACGGAGATGTCGTTTACAACTGGCTTGCATATTCGAAAAAGTTCGGCTTCTGTGACCTTGAACCCATTAGAAACCCCGATGCTGTCAGTAAGTACATAACTAAGTATATCAACAAAGATTTATCTTCGAGTGTAACAGAGCTGAACGCTCATCTGTTTTATCATAGTAGGGGATTAGAAAAAGCTAAAATTGTTAAAAGCGGCACTCTTACTACTCCTATTGATTATGATTTTAACGGTGAATATTGTTCTAAAGCGGAGTTCCCATATTCCGATGAACTTCTTAATCAACTGATTTCTTCCATTGTTTGATTAAGATTCAAATACAATGTTTAGGGTGATGTTTAAGTGACAATTCGAGAATGTATAGATGATTTTTTAATTGAACAGCAGGTTCGAGGAAATTCACCTAAAACACAGAAACACTATTGTCGGTGTCTCGGATTATTCGAGCGCTTTCAATCTCCTAAAAATCCCGATATTTCTGCTGTGAGCGTTTCTGATTGCAAAGCCTATTACATTCACCTTTCAAACAGAAATGTGTCTTCTGTGACCGTTCAGACATACATTAGAGCGTTGCGGGCTTTTTTGTCTTGGAGTTACCTTGAGGGTTACATTTCTGAAAACATACCGAAAAAGTTTCGCTTGCCTAAAGCTCAAAAAAAGAAAATCGATATTCTTACCGATTCGGAAGTTGAACAGCTGTTTCGCTGTCTTTCAGGCAGAGATTTTATTTCTGTGCGCAATTACTGTATTGTTGCTCTTATGATTGATAGCGGATTGAGATTGAATGAGGTTGTTACAATCAGACGAGATAAAATACATATTGCCGAGGGTTATGCAATAGTCAACGGAAAAGGCAACAAAGAACGGTTTGTTCCGCTTGGTCTCAACTCAAAAAGAGCATTGTTGCGCTACTGTGCAATTGTTCCGAGCAAAGAAAAAGAGACACCTTTATTCGTAAAAGACACCTTGATTCCCATAAAAGAGAGTACCGTAAAACAGCTTTTTCGGAAGCTGAAAAGTCGGTCGGGAATACCTCGTTTGCACCCTCATTTGTTGCGCCATACCTTTGCTACACGGTACATAGAGCGCGGTGGAGACATTTACAGCTTACAGTCAATCCTCGGTCATACATCGCTCGAAATGGTGAAAAAGTATGTGCACTTGATTCCCTCAAAAACAGTAGTCAACTTTGCGGTTCTTTCGCCACTCGATAACGCCCTTAAAAAATGAGAAAACCCAGCAGTTACAACGGTTGTAGCTGTTGGGCTTCTTTTTGGTGATCCATCGGAGATTCGAACTCCGGACACCTTGATTAAAAGTCAAATATGTAGTACATACACATAGCAAATTGTGGAGAAAAGCACAACATATAGTAGCTTGGATGTGCGTGGTAGCCGATAGACACTAAACAAAAATCGAGCGTTACTACGGGATTACTACGGATTTTAAGATATCTTCGCCATTTCCTCATGAAGAGTTTTGTCTGATACAAGTGCATAGTATTTTAAGGTCGTGCTGTATTCTTCGTGCCCAAGAATCATTTGTGTAGCTTCGGGTGATACACCGCTTTCTACCATCATTGTTGCACATGTTTTTCGGCAGCAATGGGGGGATAGACGCTTAACTCCTATTTCTTCAAGGCAGTCGTAATACTTTTTGCGCATGTAGCTCGAGCTGTATCCCTCGCCGTCATCACGACATACTATTTTTTTACCTTGCTTTGCTACAAGTGCTTCTATATACGGCTTAATCACCGGCAGAACAGGAACATGGCGATTCTCTCCGGCTTCGGTTTTTAGACCACCTATGAGCAGAGCTTGATCCGCTATGTAATCATCCGGAGTAAGGGCGAGTAGTTCAGAAATACGAAATCCCGTGTAAATCAGGATGAGAATGATATCGGCGTATGGGACATTAGCTTGTGCGGCAGCCTTTATCTTTTTCACTTCTTCGGTGGAAAATGGATGTATTTCGTTTTTCTTTTTCTTTGGGAGCTTAACGAATTTAGAATAGTCTTTGTAACAAATGTCTCTCTCCAACGCAAGTGCATAAAGACGCGAAAATGTGATTTTTATATACGAGAGCGAAGTGCCGCTTTGTGCGCTGTATGCATCAATGCATTTCTGCATGTCTTCCGTTCTCAGCTCGCGCATTTTTATGCTTTTTACATCTTCGGGGATCTTCTTCCATGCGGCGTTGTAGCAGTCCTTTGATTGCTTAGCCAGGTTCTTATATTCGGCGCGGGAGAGCCACAAGGTGTGCAAGTCATCGACGGTCATATTGATTTCAACTACCGGGTGTTCGAGGTAGTGAGCCAGAGCAGCTTTTGCCTCTTTGCTCGATGCGTAGTGCCCGAGGATTTCCTGCTTTTTAATCATCTTGCCTTGCTCGTCCAGGCTATAACTTGCCGGCAGCGCGACGACCCAGGGACGCCGCTTGATATCCTTGCGTTTATATACGCTGCCTTCACCGTTTTCACGCTTTGCCATTAAAAAATCCGCTCCTTTACTTGTGTTTCCTCAGAGCGGGTGATATAATAATTATGTCAATCCACTCTATACGCATGGTGTGTGTTGATGCCTGAGCCCTCGGTGCTGGAACACCGGGGGTTCTTTTTTATTTAATCGTCGTCATCTTCAAAGTCAACATCACTGCGATAATCATCGGTGTATGTCTCATCGGAGGACTGAGACTGACGGAATTCCGTTGCCATCATGGTCTTGTTAAATTCCGCTGTCGGATCTATCTCATTGACTATAGACTCAAGCTCGTCCACAGAGGAATAGAAGAACTCTTTTCGGCGGTTGACCTTGTTCACTCGCTGCGCATCAAGGCGGTCGTGCAGGGCACCTTCGAGAGCCACGGCGTTATCAGAAAATATAAAGCTGTGAACGTCAAACTTAAACGGTACGCTCGCGCTGCCAAGCTCGTCAATGCGATCTTGCGGATAGAGTCTGCGGGTCATACCGATTTTGAACACTTTATCGCCGAACGAACCAAGATTACTGATTATGTAAATGTTTCCGGCAGTGCCATTCTGAAGCTTGACTATGCTGTCCTTCTTGACTGCGACATCGGAAAGCTGGGACTCGAGTTCGAGGATTCGCGCCTGAAGCAGATTGACCTCTTCGCTGTTGGCTGCGGCGAGCTTATCCTTGAGCGACTGGATTTCGTTGTTATATTTTGTTTCTTCTGCTTCAATCTTTTTCTTTTCTTCGGCGAGAGCTTTACGATCTTCGGCTTCCTGACGCATTTGCTCTCTGATTGCGAGTTGTTCTTGGCGAGCCTGTTCTTTTTTGACATAGTAGTTGTACTCTATCTTTACGGCATTGATAAATAGATATTCTATTTCGCCGACGAACTTCTTCAGCGTGCCGGCTATATTCTGATTGCCTTCCTCGGCAATAGCAAGATATTTAGCGGTTACCTTCTTTACATCTTCGATACCCTGATCGAGCTTTTCATATTTCAGGCTCAAGAGGATATTCTGAAGCTCAGCACGAAGAGCAATAACCATGAGTCTGTAGATAGTCTGGTTGGTCTTTGTAGTGTATCTCGCAGCGTATGTCTGCATGACCTGTTCAATCTGCTTATCATTTGCTCGGAAAGCCTTGCGGAGATCCTTGACATCAAAGCAGTGCAGCTTGAGGGTGACGGTCGGAAGCAAGTCATCGAGTTCGAGCAGATCAGACGCGAGAGGATTAATATCCGCGCCGTTGCCGAATTCCTTGACAGTGTAGCTGATGCTTCTGTAAAGTTCGTTGATTCGGTTAAGCTTATTCTGCGCTGTTTTTAAACGCTTCTCGGCTTTCTCACTAAGCTCTGTTTGTTCGAGTATAGAGTCCCGGAGTTTCTCAATGGTCTGGTTATAACTCTCAATTAGCTTTTGCAATGTATCCGTAGCGGCTTTTGTCTCATCGTAGGTGGTAAATCCGAGCTCTTCCTGGTGTCTTTTGAGTGCGACAAGTTCAGTGGTATTATTTACTACACTGTTATTTAAACACTGGATTTCATAGTCTTTGTCATTAATAGTTTTGTTAAGCTCCTTTGTTCGCTTAGACAACAGCACGGTAAGGATGATACCGCCTATACCGGATACAACAGCGACTATACCGCCGGAAGGCAGTGTAACGAATCCCGTTAGAATCGACATCGCAGAAACTATGTACAAACCTATATGTAAATTCTTCTCTTTCAAACCTTAAACCACCCTTATTATTAGTTTTTAATTATCTCTCTCACGAGGAGATAAGGAACGCCGATGATGTGATACTGCTCGAGATTTGCGCCTGTCAATTCTTTTGGTGGGTAGGAAGGATTAAGCGGACTGAGCCTCACCATATCGTCAAAAATTTCGACACGCTTAAGCGTCGCGCATTCTCCATCATATATAACGGCTCCGACATCTCCGCTGCGCTCGACAAAGGTTTGCCGAAGAATGAGGACTTTATCGTCGGTGTGGTATGTGGGATACATTGAATCGCCGTGTACCTTGAGAACAAAAAAGTCGGATTTGCTTCGTCCCTTGAGAAAAGAGCGCGGGACATCTATGGTTTCGCCGCTCCAATCCTCGACTGCAATTTCTTCATATCCGGCGGCAATATTGCCTATTACCGGGAACGTAACAACATCTTCGGTCACATTCGGAGAAACGAGGTTTAGCGGCTTCATGGGAACATCTGCACCCATTAACCACGGAATAGATACATTTAAAATTTTTGATATTTCTTCAGTTCTTCTTTGTTTTGGTGCATAGATTCCTTTTTTATAATTGCTTATTGTAGCGTCAGCGACATTCAACGCTCTCGCAAGTTCCGCTGCGGTCATATTTCTGCGTTCTAAGGCTTCATTTAATCTTTCTGCAAAGCTTGGCATATTGATCACCTCGCCTATACAATATCACAAAGCCAACGAAAACGCAAGTAAAAATGAAAAAAACTTTTGAAAACTTGTGAAAAAGTATTGACTTGTGAAAACGCAAGTGATATAATCAAACCAAAAGGAGGTGAAAGCGATAATGTATGATTACTCAAATTTGCTCGGCGCAATGAGGCAAAGAGGCATAACCCAAAAAAGCCTTGCAAAAAGCGTCGGAAAAAGCGAAGCGACGATTAACCGCAAGCTCTGCGGTGCAAGGGAGTTCACGCAAAGCGAAATGTTCAAAATACTTGAGATTATAGGTGAGCCGGTCGAAAGAGTCTCCTTTTATTTTTTTTACTCATCGACTTGTGAAAACGCAAGTTATAGCTAACCGAAGAAAGGAGCTGAAAAAAAAGAAAGAGAGGTGGGAATATGAAAATTTATGCCGTAATAATTACATTACTTTGTATCGGCATGTTCGTCGGCTATATCAAATACAAGATAAGCACGCAGGCGCTGTCGTATTATTTGACGACAAAAAGCACCGCTCCAACCGATGACGAGCTGAAGCGGTGTGCTGAGTGGGTGATAAAAAATTGGTTCAGGAAGTAATTGAAAACTGCGATTTTATCAGATTGAGAAAGGAGGGAGAGGGTGAAAACAATAATTTGTTTACTGTCGGTGATGTTGATTATGTTTTCTGTTGCGATGGTTATCGCGATAATAACATTAATATCGGGTTGGAGGCGATAAAAATGGAGTTACTTCTGTCAGCTTCTTTCGGAGCTCTCGCTATCACCGGAGGAGTTCTTACCGTTGTTATGGCTATCGATTTGCTCAATCAATTTAGAAATCGCTAAATTAAGCCCAAGAGTAAAATCTCGGCTACATACGGTTTTTCTGTTTGTGTGAATCAAGACATCGGAAATCGGCATTTGCTTATTTCGATAAGGAATATCGAATCGAATTACTCCATAGGTTCCCTGCATTTTAGTGAGATTTATTGGAAACTCTATGCTTCTGGCTACGGGTCCATAATGATCGGGATTTATGTATGTATAAAACGATTCTTCGCGTTGTTTACATTTTATTATTGTGCCGTCGAGAAGAACGAGATCAATTCTAACAATTGATATATCTGAACTTGCATCATTTACAAACAGGCAAGGGACGTTGCACATTAATAATCCCGACTGCGCCGCGACAGCATGGAACAAATCAATTCCGGCTTCTGAATCAATGCTAATGCTTACCTTTGTGCGCTCTTTTGCCTTGCGCGAAAAAAATTCATACAAAGATATAGCCAAGGATAAGGCCGATATAAGAATAGGAGCCCACGTCTTTATAATTTGCATATTTTTACCTCCTTAAAGAAAATTATATCACACAAAAGGAAATAAGACAAGAAAGGAGGGAAAAGAGATGGGCGACCCGCTGTTATTCAAAATATGTTTCGCTGTGGTAACCGGTAGCTTGGTCTCTGAAATCATCGCGCTGTGTGCAACTGCGAAATCCAAGAAAAGAAAGAATGGTAATAATGCCACCCACAATGGTGATAAGCAATCCCAATTTTTGGGCGGAATCCCAGAATGCAGCCCTTTTCTTGTGGCGCTTGCTGTTTGGGTGATCGTGGTTTGCGTTGTCATCATCGTCATCGTTGGCGGATGACGATTCAACTTTATTTAAATGAAAGGAGTACCACAATGAACGAGTTAATCAAAATCAATTATGAAAGCGACAGACCTACGGTCTTAGCAAGAGACCTACACGAATTCTTGGAAGCAGAAACCCCATTTCACAAATGGTTTCCGAGAATGTGCGAATACGGTTTTACTGAGGACGAGGACTATCGGACATTTTTGTCCAATAGGTCTGACGGACTTCCGGGAAAGCCGAGACACGATGCGCAGCTCACCATCGACATGGCAAAAGAGATCTGTATGCTTCAGCGCAACGAGAAAGGCAAGCAGGCGAGACAGTATTTCTTGCAGCTCGAAAGAGAGTGGAACTCACCCGAAGCAGTGATGTCGAGAGCCCTCAGGATGGCTGAGGAAAGGCTTGAAAGATTCAAAGCTATAAACGCCAACCTCTCAGTTCAGAACGCCATTATGCAGCCGAAAGCGGAATATTTTGACGGTCTGTGCGACCGCGAAAGCCTTACCGGTGTCAGAGAGACGGCAAAGCTTCTCGGGCTGAAACAGAATGACTTTGTAAAGTGGCTTATAGACCACAAATACATTTACCGCGACAAGCGCGGCAGGCTGATGCCCTATGCGGAGCATGTCGATTCAGGGCTGTTCACCGTCAAGGAGACATACAACGATAAGACCGACTGGACAGGCGTTCAGATGCTTGTCACTGTAAAAGGAAAAGAACGCTTCTTGAAAGCGCTCTCGTGAAAGGAGACAAACACCATGCGTAAAAAAATGGCACTTATGTCAGTCGACGAGGCGTCAATGTACCTGAGAGAGGTTATCTACATACCGCCGCATCAGATCCGTCTGCTCGCGAGGGAGGGGAAATGCACCTTCTGTATCGCGCTTCAGCACTCAAGCGGAGGCTGGTCGTACTACATCCGCCTTGACAAGCTCGAACAGTTCAAGCGCGGGGATATCGGATTGATGACTGAGCGGTGAATTGAAAGAAAGAGAGGTTTAACAATGGCACTGAAATTTGCAATCCAGACGGTGTTTGAAATCGCCGCCGTCGTACTTATCATCTATGGCTTTTGCCGTGAGGACAAGCTCATAGCCTTCGAGGACGACCTCAAAGCAAAAATTTTAAACAGAAAGGAGACAAAACGCAATGGGAAACCAGACAACTAAAAGCCCGTTCGATGTGCAGATCCTTGCTGCCAGGCTAAAAGACCTGATGTGCGAAAGCGTGCCGAAAGTCACGCAGAAAGACCTTGCCGCGGCACTCGGCACCGCGCCTAACATGGTATCGGCATATATGCGCGGCAAGAGCTGTCCGTCGCTGCCGATGGCAGTTAACATAGCGCAGTATTTTGATGTGTCAATTGATTATCTCGCCGGCTTGGCCGACCATCGGCGGCAGCAAGTAATCGTGTCAGCACCGGCACCGGCGCCGAAGCGCGGACGAGACCCGTGGCGCAAAATGGCGATTTGCAACAGCTGTGACTGGCGCAGACGCATGGCAGCGCCGTGCGGCGACTGGGACGGCACGGCATGTATGTACACCCACGAGACCGGGATTTTTCGCGAATCGCCGCCGACAGACGATTACTGCGCATATTATAAAAGCCGCCAACGCTGAGTGGGCAGCGAAGACGGCAAAGGTAAAACCTCAACATCATGATAACACGAAGGGAGACTAATGTCAAATGAAGATAAACAGCCTTGAGCTCGAGAATGTAAAGCGTATTAAGGCGGTCAAAATCGAGCCCACCGAAAACGGTCTGACTGTGATAGGCGGGCGTAACGGTCAGGGTAAAACCTCGGTGCTTGACAGTATTGCTTGGGCACTGGGCGGCGACCGATACCGTCCGTCATCGCCGCAGCGCGAGGGTTCTGTACTGCCGCCCAATCTCAAAATCACAATGGACAGCGGCATCATAGTGGAGCGCACCGGGAAGAACAGCACCTTGAAGGTCACAGACCCTACCGGCAGAAAAGGCGGTCAGCAGCTTATAAACGAGTTTATTTCTCAGCTTGCGCTTGATTTGCCGAGGTTTATGACCGCATCAAACAAGGAAAAAGCCAACACACTTTTGCGCATAATCGGCGTTGGAGACAGGCTCGCACAGCTTGAGCACGACGAGACGGAGCTCTACAACAAGCGCCACATGATTGGACAGATAGCCGATCAGAAACTCAAGTATGCCAGAGAGATGACGGAGTATCCTGATGTACCGGAGCAGCTGATTTCCGCATCCGAGCTTATCAAACAGCAGCAAGGTATTATGGCGCATAACGCCGAGAATAAGCGTAAGCGTGACCGAGCCGCCGAGATACAGCATCACTATGACGCCGTCAACAGCAAAATAAACGGAATCCAGGCTGAGCTTCAACGTCTTATGACGGAGCAGCAGAGCCTTATGGATGACCTCAGAATCGCGCACATGGAGACGGAGCACCTCGAGGATCTGAGCACCGCCGAGCTTGAAGAGGACATTGAAAATGTTGAGAAAATCAACATTAAAATCCGTGCCAACCTTGAAAAAGAGAAAGCGGAAGAGGATGCGAAAGCGTATCAGACTCAGTACAGCCAGCTGACGAACGAGCTTGAAGATGTCAGGCAAAAGAAAACCGACTTGCTCAAGTCCGCACAGCTTCCGTTGCCGGGGCTGTCGGTCAAGGATGGCGAGCTGACATACAACGGCTTCAAGTGGGACAATATGTCCGGAGCGGATCAGCTCAAGGTTTCCACGTCCATCGTGCGCAAGCTCAACCCCAGTTGCGGGTTTGTGTTGCTTGATAAGCTCGAGCAGATGGATCTTGACACTCTTGCCGAGTTCGGCAAATGGCTTGAGTCTGAGGGACTGCAGGCGATAGCAACGAGGGTCAGCACCGGCGATGAATGCAGTGTCCTTATAGAGGACGGATATGTGGTGAACGAACCGACGGAGACTAAAAAAGCATGGAAGGCAGGACAGTTTTAATGAACATAACATCAGGAATAATCGAAGATGCACAGCGGGTCATAGTTTACGGTCCGGAGGGAATCGGCAAATCAACCTTTGCTTCCAAGTTCCCGGGCGCGATTTTCATCGACACGGAAGGCAGCACAAAGAGGCTGAACGTTAAGCGTTTTGACAAACCGAGCAGCTGGACGATGCTTCTCGAAGAGGTCAAATATGTTCGCGATCACCCCGAACTGTGTATGACGCTTGTCATCGACACAGCGGACTGGGCAGAGCAGCTTGCAAGTAATCATATATGTTCCGTAAATCACAAACAGAGCATTGAGGACTTCGGATACGGCAAGGGCTATACAAAGCTCTACGAAGGGTTCGGCAGACTTCTTGACCTGCTCAATGAGGTTATATCAAAAGGTATTAACGTCGTGCTGACCGCTCACGCCAAAATGCGTAAGTTTGAGCAGCCGGACGAGCTCGGCGCATACGACCGCTGGGAGATGAAACTTTCAAAAAATGTCGCGCCGATCGTAAAAGAATGGGCAGACACGGTTCTCTTCGTCAACTATAAGACGTTCGTGATAAAGGACGAGAAGACCGATAGCAGAAAGGCACAGGGCGGCAGAAGGGTAATGTATACCAATCATCATCCCTGCTGGGATGCGAAGAACAGATACGGGCTGCCGGACGAGGTCGATTTCGATTTCAGCGTCATCGCACCGTTTATTCCGTCTTCCGGTGCATATGTCGCAGCGGCGCCGGAAGATAAGCCGCAGACGAATGCGCTGCCCGACCCGCCGAAAAAAAGCATAGAGGAGCTCAAGGCAAAAATCGACGAGTTTACCGCCGATGCCGATGAGCCTACCCCGAACACTGAGAACACTGAACCGAGTTCTGGCTTACCGGCAGCGCTGCGTGAACTCATGACGGCGAACAACGTTACCGAAGATGAGCTTAGAAGTGCGGTAGCGTGGAAAGGTTACTTCACTGCCGACACGCCGATTCTCAATTATGGCGAAGCTTTCATTAACGGCTGCCTTATCGGCGCATGGAAGCAGGTCTACGATATCATCGTCAATCATATAAGAAAATTTTAAATAAAAAGGAGTATTAACTATGAACGAAAACTACAATACCAACAGAAACGACGCCCTCGACTGGGACAGTGTAATTGAAGCCGAAAACGAATTTGTACTTCTGCCGGAAGGGGAATATGAATTCACCGTCAAAAGCTTTGAGCGCGGCTATTTCAACGGCTCGGAGAAAATGTCTGCCTGCCCGAAGGCAGAGCTTACGCTTCAGATAGATGCGCCGCAGGGTACAGCAATCGTCAAACATAATCTTTTCCTCTCGCGTAAAACAGAAGGGCTTGTGTGCGCGTTTTTTATCAGTATCGGTCAGAAGAAACACGGCGAACCTCTGAGAATGAACTGGGCGCAGGTTGTAGGTTCAAAAGGCCGCTGCAAGATAGGGCAGAGGCTTTACAACGATAATTATTACAATGAGGTCAAGAAATTCCTTGAGCCGGACGAATCCACTCAGCGTCCCGCTTTCACTCCGGGGAACTTTTAATCCTTGGACGCGAGACCTTATCAGCTGGAAGCAGAACGGGCAATATTCAACGAGTGGGCGAGCGGCAATAACCGCACATTGCTTGTCCTGCCGACCGGCACCGGCAAAACAGTCGTTTTCGCTAATGTTGCAAAGCAGTGTGTTCAGAACGGTGAGCGGGTTCTTGTGCTCGCTCACCGCGGCGAGCTGCTTGAACAAGCGGCGGACAAAATACTGAAATTTACCGGCTTGATGTGTGCCACAGAGAAAGCCGAAGAAAGCTGCCTCGGCAGCTGGTACCGTATAACCGTCGGCTCGGTGCAATCTTTACAGAGAGAAAAACGGCTCGAACAGTTCGACAGCGACTATTTTGACGCCATAATCATCGACGAGGCGCATCACTGCCTTTCCGATGGTTATCAGCGCGTGCTTGAGCACTTTGGAGACGCGCATGTCTTAGGCGTAACCGCTACGCCGGACAGAGGCGATATGCGCAATCTCGGCACATACTTTGATTCCCTTGCTTATGAATACACTCTTCCGCAGGCTATAAAAGACGGTTATCTTGCGCCGATAAAGGCTCTTACAATTCCGCTGAATCTCGACCTGACGGGAGTTGCAATGCAGAACGGAGATTTCAAGGCGGCCGATATCGACAACGCTCTGGATCCGTATCTGTATCAGATTGCCGACGAGATGATAAAGAACTGCAGGGAGCGCAAAACAGTCGTGTTTCTGCCGCTTATAAAGACCTCACAAAAATTTCGGGATATTCTGAATGAGCGCGGTTTCAAGGCTGCAGAAGTCAACGGCGGAAGTCAGGACAGAGCGGAGATAATCGAAGCGTTTGAGCGCGGCGAATATAATGTGCTCTGTAACTCCATGCTCTTGACAGAAGGCTGGGACTGCCCGGCGGTCGATTGCGTCATCGTGTTAAGACCGACAAAGGTCAGAAGCCTATACAGTCAAATGGTCGGGCGCGGAACGCGCCTTGCACCTGGCAAAAAGGATCTTCTGCTACTCGATTTCTTGTGGCATACAGAGCGCCATGAACTTTGTCATCCTGCTCATCTGATATGTGAAAACGAAGAAGTCGCAAAAAAGATGACGGAGAATATCGAAGCGGCAGGTTGTCCGGTTGATATTGAGGCTGCCGAGCAGCAGGCCGAGAGCGATGTCGTCGCTCAGCGCGAAGAGGCTCTTGCGGCACAGCTCAAGGAAATGAGGAAGCGCAAGCGCAGACTTGTCGACCCGCTGCAGTATGAAATGTCGATTTCCGCGCAGGATCTTTCAAGCTATGTTCCGGCGTTCGGTTGGGAATGTGCTCCGCCGACGGAAAAACAGATTAAAACGCTCGAAAAGCTCGGCATATTTCCCGACGCAATCGAGAACGCCGGCAAGGCAAAGCTTCTTCTTGACCGCCTCAGCAAGCGCCGCGAAGAAGGTCTCACAACGCCGAAGCAGATACGCTTTTTGGAATCCCGCGGTTTTCTGCATGTAGGCGAATGGAGCTTTGACACTGCAACAAAGATGATAAATCGCATAGCTGCAAACGATTGGCGTGTCCCGCGCGGCATTGTGCCTAAAGACTATAAACCGGAGGCAATGACGATATGACAGAAGAAAAGCTCGACTTAAAAGAGCTCATAAAATACATAGACCCGGCTGCTTGCACATATTCCGAATGGGTGGAAGTCGGCATGGCGCTTAAGCATGAGGGATACAGCTGCGATGACTGGGATGAATGGTCACGCCCGGACAAGCGCTATCATGCCGGCGACTGCGAAAAAAAGTGGAATACTTTCAACGGCGCCGCTGCACCGGTTACGGCGGGGACTATCGTTCAGATGGCAAAAGATAACGGCTGGCATTTTCAGGCAGATGACGGCGCACTCGATTGGGACAGCGTTATCGGAGAACAAAAGGATGATCTTGTTCTTGTCGACAAAAGCTGGATTGAAGGCAAGGAGTTAAATATTCCCGACAAATGGAATCCCGTAGAGCAGATTACCAAATATCTCGAAACGCTCTTTGAGGCGGGGGAGACGGTCGGTTATGTCACCGAAAGCTGGGAAAAAGACAGTAAATACCTGCCGACGAAAGGCGTGTATACCAGGACTGCGGGAGAGCTTATAGAGGCTCTGAGCAAATGTGAGGGCGACATAGGTCGCGTAATAGGCGACTGCAAGCCGGAGGCGGGGGCGTGGATACGCTTCAATCCTCTGGACGGCAAAGGCGTCAAAAACGAAAATGTGACGGAGTTCCGATATGCTTTGGTCGAATCCGATACGACCGACATCACCCATCAAAACCAGATAATACGCGAGCTCGAGCTGCCGATTGCCTGTCTTGTTTACAGCGGAGGAAAGAGCCTGCACGCCATTGTACGCATCGATGCCGCAAACTTTGACGAATACCGCAAGCGCGTTGATTACCTCTATGACGTGTGCAAGAAAAACGGCATAGATATCGACCGTCAGAACAAAAATCCGTCGCGGCTGAGCCGTATGCCGGGCGTTGAACGCAACGGAAAGAAACAATATCTGCTTGATACCAACATCGGCAAGAGCTCATGGAACGAATGGAAAGAATGGATTGAAAGCATAAACGACGACCTGCCGGATCCGGAGAGCGTCGCCGATGTGTGGAACGACCTGCCGGAGCTTGCGCCGCCGCTTATAGATGGAGTTCTGCGGCAGGGACACAAAATGCTTGTCGCAGGACCGTCAAAGGCCGGCAAGTCTTTTGCGCTGATAGAGCTGTGCTGCGCCATAGCCGAGGGGCGCGAATGGCTGGGCTTCAAATGTACCCAGGGCAAGATAATGTATGTCAATCTCGAGCTTGACCGTGCGAGCTGTCTGCACCGTTTTAAAGATGTCTATACAACGCTCGGCTGGGCTGCGGAAAACCTACATAACATCGATGTGTGGAACCTGCGCGGCAAGTCCATTCCGATGGATAAACTCGCGCCGAAGCTCATCAGACGCGCCGCAAAGAAAAACTATATCGCCATTGTCATTGACCCGATTTATAAAATCATCACCGGCGACGAAAACAGCGCAGATCAGATGGCGCATTTCTGCAACCAGTTTGACAAGGTCTGTACCGAGCTCGGGTGTGCGGTTATCTACTGCCATCACCATTCAAAAGGCGCTCAGGGCGGCAAGAGGAGCATGGACAGAGCGTCCGGCAGCGGAGTGTTCGCCCGCGACCCCGACGCGCTGCTCGACCTCATAGAACTCGATATAACCGACGGCATACGTAAGCAGCAGCAGGAAAAAGCGCAGTGCGAAATCTGCCTTAAATGGATGCGTCGTTTTAAGCTGCCCGAGCCGTCACAGGATGAAGAAAACACAGCGCATGAGCTGCTGAAAATGTGCGGCGAGAGCCTTTCTTCGGCTTCCCGTGACCTTATGCTTGCGGAAGTCAGAACTGCATGGAACAGGATAGAACAGCGGTCTGCATGGCGCGTGGAGGGCACTCTGCGCGAGTTTCCGAAGTTCGCTCCGGTCAATCTCTGGTTTGATTATCCCGTACATCGGATAGATGATACCGGAGTGCTGGAGGACATAAAGCCGGAGGATGATAGACCGGCGTGGAACAAGACCTGGCAGAAAAATTTCAAGGGAAAAAAGAGCAACGCTGACCGCAGTAAAGAACGCAAGGACAGCATTTATACGGCGTTTCAGGTTTGTAGCGCGAATGGAAAAGTAATGATTTCAGATCTTGCAGAATACACCGGAAAAAGTGAAAAAACTGTGAGAAGACATCTCGACGAGCACGGCGGTTTTTGGATTTCCGGTGACGAGGTAGGCTTAAAATGACAAAGACAAAGTCGGTATTTTGTCTTGTCTGGACAAAGTCAAAGTCGGAGTTTACACCGTGTTTGTCTAAGCGGACAAAGTCGGGACAAAAACCGAGTTTGTCTCAGACAGACAAAGCACTTATATATATTCATATATAAGTGGGGAATTTCCCTTCCCTCAAGGTCAGGGGAAAGAAGTGTGGCGGCTTGAAGCTGCCGCCGCACACAACTTCTTCCCTTCCCTGACAAGGGCGATTTTCAAAAACAAAAAAGAAAGGAAACGAAAATGACAACTGAATTTTTTATGCCGATGCATCCGCCCACGGTAACGCATCATGACAAAAAGATAACCGTCAAAAACGGTAAGCCGATAATGTACGATTCAACCGAGCTGAAAGCGACCAAGAGCAAATTAACATCACACCTTGCCGAATATGCCCCGGAGCGGCCATACAGCGGCGCGGTCAGACTGATTGTCAAATGGTGTTTTGACAATGACGGTACACGGCACCTGGACGGCGAACCGAAGATAACAAAGCCGGATACGGATAACCTTGAAAAGGCATTAAAGGACTGTATGACTCGGTTGCGCTTTTGGAAGGACGATGCGCAGGTCGCATCGGAGATCAGCGAAAAGTATTGGTCTAAAGTGCCGGGAATTTATGTGAGAATAGAGGAGCTGCCATGCTGAAACAAATAACCCAGGAAGAGACCAACAGGCGCTACATACGGGAGCGGACGAGTGACCGGGAAACACGCTGCCTGAGATGTTATTACTGCTGCAAGATATTCGAGGCAGGAGATGATAGCCGGCACGACTGTCCGAGATGCGGCCGGGAACTCATTGAAATGGGATTTTTGAAAGCGAGTGATGGCAGTGCCTGAGATGTGTCCGGATGAGCATTGTGTGTTTCTCGTCCAGACCGGCGGAGAAAAGCCTCTGTGCCCGTTTTGGCATTGTCTGAAGCCGGAGATTGAAAAGCACGACAAAACCCGAGAGGAGGCTGTTAAATGACGCTTAAAGAGTTGTCGCAGCTGTACTACCTTGACAAAGAGATAGAGCTTGACCGTGAGAGGCTTGCGGAGCTGCGGGCAAATTTGCTCTGCCCGAGGTCGCCAAACTACGATGGTATGCCGCATAGCCCGAACCCTGAGCCTGCGCTTGAACGCTGCATAGCGGAGATAACGGATCTCGAAGCTATAATCCAGGCTAAAATCGAGCAGCGCATATATGAGCGCAGCCGACTTGAGCGCTACATATCGGACATTCCCGACAGCCTGACCCGGCAGATATTCACGCTGCGCTTTATCGAGGGACTGACATGGGAAGATGTGGCGGCAAAGACTGGCGGTAATAACACCGCTAAGAATTGTAGCAATATTTGTTATCGCTATATTCGGCAAAGTTGAGGACAATGAGGAATTCATTTCTGTTAGCATTAGGATGAAGAATGTTACCGATATTCTATTCTTCATTTTTATGTCCCCTTTCACACACGCCTGCCCCGCGGCGTCATAAATAGCGGGGTCTTTGAAATGTAAAAAGCAAAGACGGCGCGAAATCGCGCCGCCTGCATGACTTATTCGTTTTTGATTCGTATGATGATCTCTTTGCGGTCAAGGTCAACGACCTTTTCGAGCTGCACACCGTCTTCGGTAAAGCCGCATTCTCTTGCTTCGGCAGAGCCGATGTTGATAGTGTAGCTTGTGATATGACCGTGGTTTCCGCGCTTAGGGGACAATTTGATTGGTTTTACTGTCATCTTAGACATCCTTTCTTGCGAGAATTATGATTGCGCACACGCTGCATATGGCTGCAAAAACGCTGATGATAATGCCAGGTATGTAACTGACGAATCTCGATATGCACCAAAGCGACATGCTTGCGACGATGAAAATGATTGCAATAACAGTACTTGATTTTTTCATAATTTCTGCATATAATAAGAGCGGAATGTTGAGCGAGATTTTCACTCGCCCACGCCATGTGGGTTTTCCTTCTTTTTTGCAGGTTTTGATAAGTTCAATTATAATAGATAATATCCTGCAAATTGAAGTGATCAACTCATAAGTTGACATATGCATTACTCCTTCCTTAGAGACTTGCGAGGTGCGAATAGCTGCGCTCGCTGTACCCCTATTATAGCGTAGAGTAACGCTATGTTTACCAAAAAATTAAAAAAATTTTTTATTTTTTTACACCCGAAAGGGTGTTTTTTTATTTCAAGTTATTAGGAGGTGAACCCATGACCGACAAGCAAAGGCGGTTTGCAGATGAGTATATCGTCGACTGCAACGCGACAAGAGCATACAAGGCTGCTTATCCACGGATAAAATCGGATGATGCTGCGAGAGCCAATGCGTCAAGGCTGCTAACAAATGCTAATGTTAAAGCCTACATCGAAGCAAAACTCGATGAGCTGAGCTCTAAAAAGATAGCCGACGCGCAGGAGGTCATGGAGTACCTCACCGCCGTGATGCGCGGAGACAGCACGGCGAGCGTCGTGGTTGTGGAAGGTCAAGGCGACGGCTGCAGTGCGGCAAAGGTGCTGGATAAGCCGCCGGACGAAAAGGAGCGCCTGAAGGCTGCGGAGCTGCTTGGCAAGCGGTTCTGTCTGTTCAAGGACGGTATTGAAGCTAAGATAGAACCGTCAGACAAGCTCGACAGTATTCTGAGGCAGTTGAGCGGCAATGAGTGAGGTCCTGCTGAGTAAGAAGTTCCGCGATTTCCTCCGCTGCCGCTCGGCGTCGGTCGAGTTTCTCGAGGGGACGACCTACGCCGGCAAGACTACGGTCGGCATTATGAAGTTTATGTTCCGCGTTGCGGCGAGCCCGAAAAAGATTCACATCGTCAGCGGCTTGGACACCGGAACAATCGAAAAAAACATCATCAACAAGGAGCTCGGCATTATAGATGTGTTCGGCTCCCGGGTAGAATACAACAGCGGCGGTAAGGGTCAGTACAGCTTGCCGCATATCGTCTTTCGAACAGGAGCAGAGGATAAAATAATATATGTGCTCGGCTACGACAACAAAGCTCGCTGGAAAAAGGCTCTGGGCGGCCAGTATGGCTGCCTTTATATCGACGAGATAAACATTGCGGATATGGAGTATGTGCGCGAGGCGGCTATGCGCTGCGATTATCTGCTTGCTACGCTCAACCCCGACGACCCTAACCTTCCGGTGTATTCGGAATATATCAACCGTTCCAGGCCGTTACCCGAATATGTGGACGACGCGCCGACGGAACTGCTTGAGATGCTTTCCGAGCCGGCAAAGCCCGGTTGGGTGTGGTGGTACTTTTCGTTTGACCACAATGCCGCCCTGACACCCGAAAAGCGGCAGCAGATTATAAGCAACGTTCCCGCCGGTACAAAGATTTACAAGAATAAAATACTCGGATTGAGAGGACGAGCCACCGGGCTTGTCTTTTCTAATTTTGACCGCAAGCGGCATGTTATATCAAAAGCGGTGATACGCAAGCGCTTAGAGGATGAGAATGATCCGTTTGAGTTCATCGCGTTTTCGTCCGGGCTTGATACGGCGTATTCCTCGCAGTCTCCGGACACGATAGCGATGATGTTTCTCGGCATCACCGACGACCGAAAGGTAATATGCCTTGACGAGCGGGTCTATAACAACCGAGACATCAGCGAGCCGATAGCGCCGAGCGACACGGTGCGCAACTACATTGACTTTTTGGAGCGCAACCGCAAGGAGTGGGGGCTCGCACGGAATGTCTTTATCGATTCCGCGGATCAGGCAACTATGACGGAACTTTTGAAGTACCGTCGGAATAACGCCTGTCTCTATTCTTTCAACAACGCCTATAAGGCGACAAAGATAATTGACCGTATAAACCTGCAGCTCGGCTGGCTGCACACGGGGCATTACCTTGTGTGCGACCACTGCAAGAACCACATCGCAGAGCTTGAATTGTACAGCTGGCAGCAGGACAAAGACAATCAGCCGGAAGACCGAAACGACCACACAATAAATGCGTCGCAGTACGGATGGCTGCCGTATGTTAAGCAGATCGGCGCAGTAACAGGAGGGTGATTAAATGAGCCTAGGCGACAGAGTCAGAACCGCCGTAAGGAACTTTTTGAATATCAGCACAGATAACGGAGTGTCTATAAATATCCATCAGCTTATGGACCATGACGCCGAAGTATTTAAAGACCGTATCTGGTATCGCGGCAGGGCGAACGAAATCGAAGAGCTTTATGCGCATATTCAGGACAACATAGGCAACGGACACTTTTGGGGCAGCAAGCCGACGCGCGGAATGAAGATCCGCAAAATTCACACCGGGCTGCCGTCACTGATAGTCGATACGCTGACCGATGTTTGTGTCGGAGACCTGTATGCTATTACCGTTGATGACCCCGACATGGGGAAGGTGTGGGAGAACATAGCCGAAGAAAACCTCATAACCGACATAATAAGCGACGCCGTCCGAGATACTTTGTATCTGGGTGACGGCGCTTTTAAATTGTCGTATGACCCCACGGTTAGCAAATTGCCGATTATTGAGTTCTATCCTGCTGACCGTGTGGATTTTGAATATAACCGCGGCAGAATCAGTGCGGTTGTTTTCAAGACAAAGCGGACTATCAATCAGAAGCCGTATCTGCTCAAAGAGCGGTACGACTATGACAGCATAACATATTCGCTGGTGGATGTGTCGAACGATAAGGAAGTAGATATTTCTGCATTCCCGGAGCTTGAAGGATGCAAGAACATCAAAAATAACGCTCATTTCCTGCCCGCAGTGCCTTTGATGTTCCGGCGGTCAACTATCTACCCCGGGCGCGGAAAATCAATCTATGACGGCAAGCTCGATGATTTTGATGCCTTTGACGAGGTGTTTTCTCAGTGGATGCTCGCCGTGCGCAAAGGTCAGATAAAGGAGTACATACCAGTCGACCTGCTGCCGCGCAATGTCCGCACCGGAGAGGTTCTCGAAAGTAATGACTTTGATAATGATTATATCCAACTGCAGGGCAGCATGGCGGAGGGCGCGCAGCAGAAAATCGAGACGACACAGGGCACCATCCAGTATGAGGCTTTACTGTCCTCGTACTGCACCGCGCTTGACCTCTGTCTGCAGGGCATAATTTCCCCGTCCACGCTCGGCATTGACGTTAAAAAGCTCGACAACGCCGAGGCGCAGCGCGAAAAGGAAAAAACTACGCTTTATACCCGCAACAGGGTCACCGATGTCCTCAACAAGGCGATACGCGACCTCGTCCAGGCATCGCTTAATTTTTACTGTACGCTCAACGGTCGTGAAAGCAAAGATGTTGACGTGGTAGTCAATTTCGGCGGCTATGCGAACCCGTCATTTGAGGCACAAGTCGAGACGATCGGCAAGGCAGCGACCAGCGGCATAATGTCGACCAAGACCCAGGTCGACGAACTATACGGCGACGACAAGGACGACGATTGGAAGGCGGAAGAGGTCAAGCGCATAAAAGAGGAGCGCGGTATCCTCGAAATGAACGAACCCGCGCTGAACGATTTTGATTGAGGTAACAACAGATGAGCGGCGTTGATTTTGACAGAGAGATAGCGCAGATCTATCGCGATATGGAGCTTTATCTCATCGAGTCGATGCAGCGTAACCTCGCCCGTCATCTTGCCGAGGAGACAGACGCCGGGCTCAGATACCCTCAGTGGCAGGCGGAAAAGCTCAAGGAGCTGAAACGCTACCAACGCGAGAACCGGCAGATTATCAGCAGTCGAACTCGCGGTCTGTCGGACAGAGTATCGGAGCATATGAAAGCGGAGCTGCGGCAAGGCTCGAAGCATGAGCTGAAGCGCTATAAAAAAGCCCTCGGCAAGGGCTATAAATCCGCAAAGACCATGCGCAAAAGCTTCTTCAAGGTCAACGACCGAAAGATAAGCGGGATGATTAACGCCCTGCAAAACGATCTCGGTGCGGCAAATACTGCCGTGCTGCGTATGATGAACGACACCTATCGGCAGACCATCTTTCGAGCAGGAATGTATGCCTCAAACGGCGTGATGACCGAAACACAGGCATACGATATGGCTGTGAAAGACTTTCTGGAACGCGGAATCAACTGCATCGAGTACCGCGACGGACGCAGGGTCAACATCGCGGACTATGCTTCGATGGCCGTTCGAACGGCGAATCAGCGGGCATATATGGTGGGTGAGGGTGAATTCCGCAAAAGCATAGGCGAGACGCTCGTAATTATTTCGCATCACGCTTCCGCCTGCAAACTCTGCAGACCGTTTGAGCGCAAGGTGCTCATTGATGATGTGTATTCCGGCGGCAAGCCGGACGACGGCGACTATATGCTGCTGTCCGAGGCGATGAAGCTCGGCTTGTTCCATCCTCGTTGCCGGCACGGACTCGGAACCTATTATCCGGAACTTGAAGAAATCAATCACTACAACAACGAGGAAAACGATGTTTCCGATTACGGACGATATAACCGTGCGCACATAGAAAACATGGTGCAACGGTATAAGCGCCTGACAGTCGGCAGCGTCGATCCCGAGAATGTGGCGAGATATCAGGCGAAGCTCAAAGAGTGGGAGCGAAAAATATCACCCTATGGTGTTGAAAAATTCAAAAAAAGTGATATAATAAATATGAGCCAGTTTAGAACTACGGATGACCCATTGCGAGAAGCACTCGGAAGCGCAGAAGATTCAAATCCAAAGGAAATAAAGGCAATTAAAACTCATCTTGAGGAGATAGGAGTCTCGTTAATCAGAACGAAGGCTGAAAAACTTTCGTATTCACCGGGTCTATCAAAAGGTCAACCTGGAACTGTCTATATTTCTGAAAATGCGAGCTACGGTGCGTGGCTTCATGAACTTAGGCACGCAGAAGACGATATGAAAGACGGATGGCTCGGGATGAGAGTTTTTCAGAACCCGGAAAAATGTATTAAGCGTGAGATCGATGCTTATCAGGTGGAAATAGATCTGGCAAAAAGTATCGGAAGAAACGATATTGCAAAAAGATTGGAGGTGCTCCGTGATAATGAAATCAGTAAATACAAACAACAGTGTTAGTTCTCTTATATCGAGAATGTCTGCGAATGACATGAATGCGGTGTTATTAGGTGCTAAGTCAGATATCCCGATCCTTAATCTAAACGCCGTTATTTTTGGCGCAAAATCCAGATGTGCATCGCCAGAATTTATTGAACTTCTTAAAACAAAAATGCTTGATTCGGGTGTTTCTTTTATGGGGATGCCTCTTGAAAGTTTTGCGACGGCAGCACTCGATGTTCTCGGAGTTCAAGAGTACAATGGAACCGACGATTTTATTTGTAAGTTGATAAGTTCAGGCTTTAATCTGTAATAGTTTAATTCAATAATTACGGCGTCTTGCATTTGACTGCAGGGCGCTGTTTTTATATCCAAAAATCGTTTGCCTGTATCGTAAAACAGGGGAACAGTTGACCTTAACTGAGAAAAGGAGTGTAAAAAAATGGCAGAAGAAAACAAGAATGTTGAAACCACGGAGGGGCAGGGCGCCGAGGAGCAGAAAGAGCAGTCTCAGCCCGAAAAGAAGTATACCGACGAGGAAGTAAACAACATCAGTGTCAAGAACAGCAAGAAGGCAGTCGCCAAGCTTATGAAGGAGCTCGGCATAACCGAGAAGACCGACAGGGCAAAGGTCAAAGAGCTTATCGAGAAGGCGCAGCTTGATAAGCAGGAAGAGCCGGAGACGGACGGCGCGGAGCAGAACTCCCGAGCAGCCGCCGAACTCGCAGAGGCTCGTGCAATGGCCGAAGGCGCAGTCCTGGAAGCTGTAATGCTCGCGGCACATGTCAAAGCAGACAAGGTGTCTAAGGCGGTCAAACTCATCGACCGCGCGGACTGCCTCGACGATGACGGCAAATTCAGCCGCGAAAAAGCTTCCGCCGCAGTCACCGAACTGCTCAAAACGTGGACAGAGCTGACCGATAAGGCTGAGGACGGGGGACCCGGATTCAGCATAGGCGGGGACGGTCAGGAAGACAAGAGCAAGAAAGAGCCCGCCAGGAAGACGGCTCAGAAGAGCTGGAACAGATTTAACTATTAAAGGAGTGTTGAAAAATGCCTAACACGGCAAACTACGCAGAAAGATGGGAGCCTGAGCTTCTTGAGATCCTCACCCAGGATTCGCTCGTTTCTCCCTTTATCACGACCTCGGTGAGATGGCTTTCGGCTAAGACCTTCCATTTCACTCAGATGTCAACCAGTGGCTATAAGAGCCACAACAGGAACGGTGGCTGGAACAGGGGTTCCTTCGTCCAGACCGATGTTCCTTTTACCCTCAAACACGACAGAGATGTGGAGTTCCTTGTCGACAAGCTTGATGTTGATGAGACCAATGCGACCGCATCGATGGAGAACATCTCCAAGGTATTCGTCCGCACCCAGGAGGTGCCCGAGGCGAACGCCCTCTTCTTCTCCCGCGTCGCGACAAAGGCAAAGACGCTCGACGGCTATCATACCGAAACAAAGCTCAGTGATTATACCGCTGCCAATGTCTTTGCCAAAATCAAAAAGGCACTCGGCTCCGGCAAGCTTCGCAGATACAAGGCGATGGGTGCGCTTATCGTCTATGTCAGATCGGAAATAATGGATCTTCTCGAGCAGAGCACTGAGCTTGCCAAGAAAATCGAGATGACTCAGATCGCAGAGGGCGGCATCGGTATCGAGACCCGCGTCACAAAGATTGACGGTGTCCCTGTATTCGAGGTCATCGACGACGAGGTGTTCTATGACACTTTCGACTTTGACGGAGAGGATGGCGGTTTCGCGCCTGCAGAGACGACCTATAAGGCGTCAGCCGATACCAGCGTTGTTGCCGGCAAGACCTATTACACCAAGAGCGGTGAAAAGTATACCGCCGTCAAGAGCCCGACCGGCAATCCGTCCACTTCGAGCTACTACGAGGTTGATGCTGCCGGCTCGAAGAAGATCAATATCCTGATTGCTTCGCCTCTTACCACGAAGTTCGTGCCGAAGGTCAACAGTATTTACTTCTTCGCACCGGGAGCGCACACCGAGGGCGACGGTTGGCTGTATCAGAACCGTGCTTTCTCCGATGTATTCGTATTCCCCAACGGCAAGGATAACAAGGTCGACAGCGTGTTTGTCGACACCGATATCGCTTGACGGAGTTGATGCATAATGTATGCTGACGTCAATTTCTACTTAGAATCTTTTCACGGTACGCAGGAGGCTTCGTGTGAAATCGAAGCCTCTTTGTCTTTGGCCGAGATAAAGATTGACGAAGCGACCTTCAACCGCATCAAAGGGCGCGGTTTTGAAAACCTTACCGAGTTTCAGCAGGAAAAAATCAGGCTCGCCGCATGTTACCAGGCGGATTATATTCACGAAAACGGATATGACGGCTCGGGTATACAGAGCTATAGCGTGCTTGACATAAGCGTTACGGTCAAGGATTCCGGCAAGGTCTACGAGCGACTCGGAATGAGTCCCGTAGCGTATGCCCTGCTGCAGCAGACCGGACTTACAGGGAGGATATCATGATGGCAAACAGCATTAAGAAACTGCCGTTCCCGGATTTCCTTTGCGTTACGCCTTGCGAAATACGGCTTGATGAGCCCGACATCAGTGAGGACGGAGAGCCGAAGACTCACGCCCCGATAAAAGTCTCCTGCATCTATTCCGAGCGCAGGAAACGGCTGTACGACAAAGACGGTAAATATACCGAGCTTGTCGGCAAGGTTATCGTAAAAGGCGATATTGCGCCGAAGATGCGCGAAATATCGAGCGGTACGATTACCATTCACAAACGCGAAATGACAATCTATTCGGGCATCAGAGCTAAAAATCCGGATGGTACGGTGAATCATACGGAGTTTGAGCTGAAATGAAGGTCACAGTGAAGCTCAACACGGCAAACATAAACCTCATTGAAAAAGCAATTTCCCGCAACCTGGTGAAAACGGCAGACGCGCTGAAGACGGATCTTCAGCAGTCGGAGACGATGCCGTTCAAGACCGGACAGCTGCAGAACCGCTCTACCTTTGTCGACGACAAAGAGGCGGCCACGGGCAAGGTATATATCGTGTCCGATACGCCGTATGCCCGCAGGCTTTATTTTCACCCCGAGTACAATTTCAGCAGGGCTGAAAACAGAGAGGCGGGAGGAGCGTGGTTTGAGCCGTACATTTCAGGCCGGAAGAAGGATTACGCAAAGCGGGTCTTTGCGAGATTTATGCAAAGGAGCTGTGGCGGATGACGCTGAAAGCATTGAAAGACTTTTTCAAAACCGCATACAGTTGGACGGACAACATCTCTATCGGTAAGATAGACGGCGATGTTGAGAGGGCAGTTTGCTTTTATCGTTCCCGCTTAGGTGCGGCAAAGACGCAGACGGTGGGCGGCAAGGTCAACCGGAGCTACGGTGTGCTGCCCGTTACGGTCCTGCTGCGCTGGACGCGCAATGCGGACTCCGCCGAAGGCAAGGCGCAAAGCATATACGACTTTTTCGATGAAAAGGATTTTGAAATCGACGGACAAAGAGCGTTTATAATATCTCGCTATGACGGTCCCATCGACTTGGGAACCGACGGCAACGGCGTGTATGAATACTCTTTCGAGTTCGATGTTTATTATGACAAGTAAAAAGGAGTGAGAACATGCCTAATTTTTCAGGAGTTTTTCCCGTGTATGATCTCGACATAGAGATCTGCACAACCGGCACGACCTTCGCGCCGATAGCCGACATGGAAAACGCGAAGCTGTCAATCGAGACCGGCGTAGAGACCTGGCACTCGATAACCGAGGACGGCTGGCAGAGAGCCCTGGCGACCGCGAAGTCGTACACCCTGTCCATGAACGGTAAGCGCAGCATAGGAGATCCCGGCAATGACTATATCGCAGGACTGGCGCTCAAAAACGGACGCGACTGCGATTCAAAAATCAAGGTGACATTTCCCGACGGTGCGGTGTTTACCGGCGATGTAGTCGTCTCTGTGAGCGACTATGCCGGTGACGATGCAACCGCCGTCAACCCCCTGGCGTTTGACCTTATCAGCAACGGTAAGCCGACCTATACACCGGCTACGGGCTCATAATTTCAGGACTGCTGCGTGATTCGCGGCAGTCCGTATTTTTTATTTAAAGGAGTAAAGCAGCATGAGAATAATCGACACGGGCGATGCCATTCTTTCGGGTGACAATCATCCGCAGCTTAAAATCGGCGATAAGCTCTATCTCGTCGATGACAGAAAGTCCACATGGGACAAAATTCAGCAGGCGCAGGAAAAGGGCGGAGACGATTCCGACATGGAAATCCTCACCCTTGCGCTCGGCAAGGAAGCTGTTGCCGAGCTGGTAAACAGCGACATATCCGTTTCCGGCTATATGAATCTGTCTTACTATGTTATGGCCGCCATAACCGGCGAGGACTATGAAGACCTCAAGAAAGCAGCAAAAGAAAGAAAAAACTAACCGAGGAAGCCTACTACGACGAGCAGTTTGACGAGCCGCTTATTGTAGCGTCATTTGCCAAACAGTACGGTATTAGGCTTCTGACGGAAGATATATCGGTCAGGGAGTACAGGAAACTGTTGGCAGGCATTATGCACGATACGCCGCTCGGATATGTTATCTCGGTCAGATCCGAAAAGGATCCGAAGAAGATACGCGAGATGACGAATGCCGAGAAGGATATCCGCCGAAAGTGGCAGCGGTTCCGCGCCGCGAAAGCGGAGAGCGTACAGTACACAATGACCTTGGAACAGTTCCAACAGCTCTTTAAAAATCTTGCAGGGGGGTGAGAATATGCCTTTGGGCACAAATGTCGGTTCTGTTTTCTTCGACATAAAGGCGAATCAAAGCGCGTTCAAAAAAGAAATAAAGGGCGCCGCAGGACAGGCTCAGAGCGTGTTTTCGTCCGCGATGGGCAAGGTCGGCAAAGCAATAGGCGTTGCGTTTTCGGCGGCCGCCGTCGTTTCTTTCGGCAAAAAGTGTGTTGAGGTGGCGAGCGAGACGCAGTCCGCATGGGTGGGTCTGAGTTCCATTCTGAACGGGCAGAAGAAGTCTTTCAGCGAAGCGAACAGATTTATCCAGGAATACATCTCTGACGGTCTTGTGCCTCTTAACAACGCTGTAACGGCATACAAGAACCTTGCGGCTCGCGGGTACAATACCGAGCAGATAGAAAAGACAATGACTGCGCTGAAAGATGCTGCGGCATTTGGCCGTCAGGCGTCTTATTCATATGGTGATGCCATCTCCACGGCGACGGAGGGTCTGAAAAACGAAAATTCTATCCTTGTTGACAACGCAGGTGTTACCAAAAATGTGGCAAAAATGTGGGAAGATTATGCCAAGTCTATCGGCACAACAACAAACGCACTTACGCAGCAGCAGAAGATAGAAGCCGAAGTCAACGGCATCATGGAGGAAACAAAGTGGCAGACAGGCGACGCGGCAAAATATGCCACTACTTTCGCCGGCAGGGTCGCAAAACTGTCTGCGACATTCACGTCATTAAAAACAGAAATCGGCAATGTGATAATACCGATACTAAACCTTTTTATCCCGGCAATTCAGACCGCGCTTGACGCGCTGCTGAAGTTTTTGGGTCTGCTGAAAACGGCGATGGCATCAATCGGGCTTGAGATGCCCGATGTGACATCCCTTGGCGGCGTAACTGCGGGGGCAACGGAGGCCGCCGAGGCTATTGACAACACCGGCACGGCTGCCGAAAAAGCCGCCAAGAAAGTCAAAAAGGCTTTTGCGTCATACGACGAGATCAATGTGCTTAGCAAATCAAGCGCATCCGATACCGGCACTGGTGGCTCTTCAGGAGTGGCGGCAGCTGATCCTACAACCTCAGCAATAACGAGCGGAGTTTCTGCTGTCGATTCCAGACTTGATGAACTCAAAGAGAAGCTTTCGACTTTTTGGAGCGGTTTTGCGGCAGGTTTTGAAAAGGAACGCGAAGAACTGAAAAGACAAATTGAGCAGACGAAAGCGCTAATCAAAAGAGTTTGGCAAGATCTGCGCAAGCTCGAATCGCCGATAAAAAATTGGGCATCAACGGATTTGAAGGACTTTTTTGAAACCTTTTGTCACGCTTCGGCTGACATCTTTTTAGGTCTATATGACAGTGTAAACGCCGTTTTTAGGGATCTATGGAATGTTGCCGTGTATCCGAGGCTTCAAAAATTTGTAACAAAAGGTTTGCCTGTGCTCACGCAGTTTTCCACCGAATGCGTAAAAACCTTGCAGACGCTGTTTGACTCCGTGAAAGAAATATTCGATAAGACCTGGCGCGAGGGAGCAGTACCGGCACTGCAGTTTTTCACACAGGTTTATCAGGATGTATGGGACATTGTATATGACAACTGGCAGACATACGGAGCCCCGATTTTTGATAATGTCAGAGCAGCCATTGAAAATACAAAGAATTTGTTCCTGAATGCTTGGAATAATTACATGAAGCCATGCTGGGATATCATAATGGGGACGGTTACAAGGCTGTGGACTGACCATGTAAAACCGTTAGCTGATAACCTCACTGGCTTCGTTGGAGAACGGATACAGGATGCGCTTGAGATTTACAACAAGGTTATCATGCCCTTAGTAAAGTGGGTGCAGGATCGCCTTTATCCCGTCGTCGTTACCTGTTTTCGGAATATGATGAATGTTGTCGAGCCCATAATAGCCGGCTTTATAGACCGCGCGAACGGGATAATTACAGTGCTGAAAGGCATTGTACAGTTCATAACGGGCGTCTTTACAGGAAACTGGTCAAAGGCGTGGAACGGTATTAAAAACATCTTCAAGGGCGCGTTTGACACTATGGCGGCGAGCGCAAAAGCTCCGCTCAATGTCATAATAGCTCTGTTTGAAAACCTCGTGAACCGTATCGGCAGCGGTATAAACAAGCTTATCAGGGGATTTAACTCGATAAAATGGAATGTGCCTGACTGGGTGCCCGGAATAGGCGGTAAGTCTTTAGGCTTTAACATAAGCCAGATTCCCACTATAAAGCTGCCTCGCCTCGCGCAGGGCGGTTGGGTGGCAGCCAACAATCCGCAGCTTGCTATCGTCGGCGATAACACCCGTGAGGGCGAAATAGTGTCGCCCGAGTCAAAGATTCGCGAGCAGGTCGAGCTTGCGCTCGCCAAGGCGGGCGGTTTTGCCCAAAAGGTTAAGCTGCAGCTCGAACTGCTTATCCGCTATCCCGACGGACGCACGATAATCAAAACTATCAACGAAGCCCAGATAGCCGAGGGCAGGATTCTTCTGGAGGTGTAAAGTGTGGAAAAATATGAAGTGCTTATAAACGGCAGCATAACACTCACCGCCGACGGGATGGGCTGGGAATATCCGCAGACTGACTCGGAAGGGTCGGGCGCGACCGATGAAAATTTGATGATCCGCGAAGTTCTGCCGGAGCGCGACAAGCTTATTCTGACATTTGAAAAGGATAAAACCGAGGCGGAGATCAGGAAAATTCTGCAAGTCAGGGCGATGACCGAATGTACTGTAAAATTTTATGATCTTCGTGCCGGTGCGTTTTTGACCAAGACGATGTACCCGGTTTCTGATGCAGTGACGGCACACGCGCTGATTAACGGCGAATACGTCATTGAGGCGTTTGAGCTGCGTTTCGTTCAGACCGTTCCGAACAGTTAAGGAGGACAAAATATGTACGCAGCGAGTACAAGCTATAAAAACTACATAGCATCCTCCAGGGTCCGTGTGCCGAAGTCAAAAATAGTAGTCGGAAATGCGACTTATACCGGACAGCAGTATTTGAAGACATACCCGAAGATATCGCATTCCAACAGCAAAATGATAGGCGGGTTCCCGGCGAAAAGCTGTGAGTTTGAGATATACAATCTCGACGGGTCCATAGACCTGAACGGAAAAGAGGTATCTGTATATCGTGGACTCGAGATAAACGGTTCGGTGACATGGATTCCGTTGGGGCTTTTTACTGCCAAGGACGAGGACATTACAAACAACAAAACTGCACGGTCGATATCTTTCAAAGGTACTGACCGTGCAGTGCTTTTTGACTGCGCGTATGGCGGCAGCCTGACTTATCCGACAACATTGGGAGCGTTCGTGAAGGAGATCTGCCAGCGCCACGGCGTTGCACTGGAAACAGCGACATTTCCTATGTCGACTTTCAAGCTGACAGAAGCGCCGAATATGGACGCCTCAGTTACAGACCGAGAGTTGATCTCCCGCGCCGCCGAGCTCGGCGGCTGCATAGCGCAGATAAGCCGTACCGGGGGACTGCGCATAAGCAAGCCGGTCAGTACGGGTATTCAGATAGGCAAGGCGCGGTATAAGGCGGTTTCAAAGGAGCCTAAGTTCGGCGTTATAAACTCATTGGTCTTCGGGCATGACGGATATGACGATGATATCACATACCCGTCAATCGCACCGGAGAATCTTTGCCAGTGGCGCATAGACGATAATCCCTTCATCGACAAAACGCGGGAGAGCAGCATAAAAACCGTTGCAGCGCAGATCTTCGGCATGTCAATCATGCCGTTTCAAATCACCGACTGCATTGATGATTATATTTTTGATTTGAACGACACCATAAGCGTCCAGGATAAAGACGGTACATATTTCACGGCTACGGTGCTGCAAATAGAAACTACTGCGCGTATCAGGTCAAAGCTTTCCGCAGAGGCTCAGACAGTCAGAAAAACCGATTACAAGATGGCTGGCAGCGTTATGCAGACCTTGAAAAAGGTGCAGCTGCAAGTCGATCATCAAAATCTCAGCATACAGACGCTTGTGCAGGATGTGAGCGGGCTGTCCGGCGAGGTAAGCACGCTGAAGCAGACAGCGAGCAGCATCCAGTCAAAGGTGAAAAAAATCGAAGGAGATTATGTCACTTCGTCGACTATCGAGCAGCTGAGTAACGAGATAAATATCCGTTTTGATAATCTCGGCTCACCGTCCGAACTGAGCAACGCAACAACGACCATAAATGCGCAGGGCATAAAGGTAAAAGACGGCTCATTTACGGCAGAAAGTGAGGGGTATAAAGCGGATCTATCATCGGGCGTGCTTAAACTTTATCAAAGTACCGGAACTGCGAGCGAGGGCAGCCAGCAGTTTTTTGGCATGGCAAACACGCTTGTATGGCAGAGTTCAACCGTAGCAAACTGGTATGCGACATTCGCTACGGTCGATTATACGCTTGGCGGCAGTAGCAATGCCGGGTTTCGTTTCGGTAAGTCCGTGAACAATGGCACGGACTATGTAACCTCTGCAAAGCCGTGGGCAGATATGGAGACTGCTTGGCAATACGATTGGATGCGAATAGAAGCTGATGCAACCAAAATAAGAAAAACTCTGATAACCAATCCTCTTGGATACAACCAGTTTGCGGGGTTGAAACATTATAGACCTGTCGGCGGATTGGATCTGTATTCGGCGGCGTTTGGCGTTGGCGGACAATCGAATTTACCATCCGGCGCAATAGAGGTCTGTGATAAGAATAACGCTATTATCGCCAGGAGTGATATCTATCAAAACGCTGACGGTGAAATCACACTGAAGCTCACCGGCTCGAAATATACAGGTTATATTATCGTTGGTAATGACGGTGTTTATGTCAGATATGGAACGGGTAAGTCGATTAAAATAGCACCACAATAACAATCACGAGGTGATGATATGACAGAATCAAAAGCAGTAGAAAAAATCAAATCTCGCATAGCCGAGATCGAAGCCGAACAGAAAACTTATGAGAATTGCCGCATGGTGTGCATCGGCATTAAAGACGAACTCAACAAGCTGCTGTCCTCGCTCGAAGAGGACGACAAAGACCGGGAAGCAGGTGAAATTATTGTTGATGAAGATGAGACAGTGTCGGCTTAATTTTGCCGATAATCGATACGATTGCGAAGCCGGAATAATAGGGGAACATTACGCCACGGAGCTTATTGTTACTCCACCGGCTATCATGCCGACAGAGGCAGTGTATCGCCTTTGTTTTGAGCCCGGCGGTCTGTCGGAGATAATTTTACAAACCACGGACGGAGCATTTTCATATCCTCTGCCGTCAGCGGTCACGGCAACACCCTACTGCTGCGTAACGCTTATCGGATATGTCGGCAGTGAACAGATTTATAAGTCCAGAATGGTGAGACTGCACTTTTCTCAAACGGCGGACGGTGACAGCTCTATAGATCTGCAACAGCCCGGCATTGTCGATGAAGTCAACCGGAACACCGCCGCGCGACATAGCCATGACAACAAGTCCGTGCTTGATAAGTTTGCCGAGTCAAAAGACGGCAAGCCGACCTATGACGGCGAGGCTTTAGGCGGTGGAGGTTCAACGGGAACCGAATTTTTTGTGGTTAACGTGCAGGTTCAAGGCGGGGCGGAATATACGATTACCTCCCACGATAAAACCTATACACAAATAGATGAGGCTTACAAGGCGGGCAAACAAATTTTAGCGGTTTGTACAATTACAGGCGAGGATACGGTGTATTTAATTCCTCTTATATTGGCTACAGAAACCGATTATGAATTTTCAATATTTGCTGGGGCGAACATTTACATATACGCGGACAGTACAGACACGTGGGATATTTCGATAGACTACCTTGAGGCAAGCACCATTAAAGTCAAAATATCTGCCGACGCTTCTGCGCAGTCGCAGAGTTTACAGTATATTCTTAACTATATGGTCTATCCTGCGGTTGAGAAAGCCCACGAGCACGATAACAAGTCTATCCTTGATCTGATATCAGCGGTTGACGGCAAGCTCCGATATAACGGCTCTGATGTCGGGCTCAAAGGTGATAAAGGTGACAAGGGTGATAAGGGCGCAAAGGGCGCGGACGGCAAAACGCCTGTCAAGGGTACCGACTACTGGACTTCGGCGGACAAGGCAGAAATAGTCAACGACACACTTGCCGCCATGCCGAAGTGGACAGGAGGTAGTTATTAATGGCTTTTGATAAAGTAGTTGACTCTATCCAACTTGACGCAGCCATGTCTTATACTGCTAACCGCATTCGTGTCAAGACAGGCGATACTAATCAGATGACATGGGATTCAGCCAAAGGCTTTGGCGACGCGGTTGACGCTATAACAGGCGGCTCTTCTGTGCCGCAGTCTGATACACGGGAAGTGTACCAAGGTACTCGCCCCGCCGAATGGCTAAGGTTGCCTGACTATGATAAAGTGGAAGACAATACTGCATATTTCTTATTTGAGCTTTTCCCTTATGGAACAAACACGATATCATTACAGTTTAGAACGGCTGGTATCGCTACTATAACAGCTGGGGTTGTTTCTAACGGAGAATTTATACCGTTTGAGAATGATGATGTCGTTAGTATGCAGGGGCAATATTATGGCTGGAAAGGGATATCACGAACTTTTGATTATGCCGACTATGATACGGCGATGAGCGATGGCACGAAACAAATTGTTGTACAATTTCAGACAACAAGTGGTTTGAATCGCATTGCTTTCGGTGGAAGTTCAAATGGCGGTGTAGAAAACAGAGGAATACGAGATATCATCATTCACAAGGAGACCATGGGAGAAGGATATGCGTGCTTCGTGCAGCAGTCAAACCAGAGAGGCTGTTTGTACTACTATGCAATTGGTGCAGGTGCAGTTGGGTATCCAACGTGTATACGAACTCTAATGTATGTACAGCATGCGGGTGGAGTAATGACAGGTGATAGTGCAGCTAATAATCCTGCACTTATTAAAATTTTGGGAACTTTTAAGAAAATAAACGTTGCTTATAACGAATTTTTTAATTGCTTTTCACTTATGGAACTTACTCTTGATATAAGCGGGTGGATAAAAGCGAACGACCCATATTTAAACACATGCTGCTCGCTGCGCAAATTGCTATTTACAAATTGTGATACTATGACAAGTTTTCCCGCTAATCTCAATCTCACTGGAACAGCACTTGAATCCGATGCGGTTCTTGCATTTTTTAATACCTTGCCGGATATATCCACATCGGAAACGGCACGGACAATCACGCTTAAAAGCACACCCGCCGTAGCGGCAGGAATCCCGGAAGCCACGCTTGCAGTGGCGACAAACAAAGGATGGACGGTGGTGACATCATGACGATTAATGGCAACTGTATCACGGCGGCAGACGGAAAGGTCTTGCAAAAGGGCGATATAACGGCGGTAACGGTTTATCTTGGTGTAAACGACAGCGCCGAAAACTGGGCGGAAATTGACGCGCCGGAAGAGCAAATCACCGATTCGGAAGCGCTGGAAATTATCACAGGAGGTGCAGACACATGACGCGAGCCGAAGCAAAAGCATATCGCGCCAAGATAGACGGCGTTTTGACAAAGGTCACGACGGACGCGGAGGCTTTGGAGTATGCCGAGCTTTATCCGCTTTGGAGCGGGTATGTCGATTATGCCGTCGGCAGTATAGTCCGCAGACCGAGTGGGTTGTATAAGTGCTATAACGCTATATCGGCCAATCCGACATGGTTGCCGGAAAATGTCGCCGCGCACTGGGAGCCCATCACGGTCGGCGAGGACGGCACAATCGACAACCCCATCACAGCGGCGGCAGGCATGAGGTACTACAAAGACCTATACTACTCCGACGCCGGCAAAACATACAAGTGCATACGCGACGACAGCAACGGTCAAGGTACTATTTTGCAGTATCTCCCGTCGCAGCTTGTGGGCATTTATTTCGAGGAGGTGACGGGATGAGTGTGTGGGAAGTTTTTTTAGCCGCAATAGGTGCATGCGGGACGGTTTGCGCCATTATCTTTGGGTATCAAGCCTATAAGCGGAACAACAAAGGCGACAACCGCGACGAAGGCAAGAAAGACGGTGTTGTTTTGACGGAGCTGGGATACATAAAAAGCGGTGTCGATGACATCAAACGAAAGCAAGAAAAGCAGGATGACAGCATAAGGGAAGTCGTTGAAAGACTGAGTTCTGTTGAATCGTCCGCGAAACAAGCACACCATCGGATAGACGGCTTGGAGAGCCGTATGAGCGAAAAATAAGGAGGTCACATTTATGTTTGCAGAATTTTGGTCGGAGTACGGTATGACATTGATCTACACCGTTTTAACGGCGGTGCTCGGCTTCATCGGAATCGCGATAAAGCAGATTCTTTCGAAGCTTTCCGCCGACAAGACTAAAGAGTCGGTCGTGAAAACTTGTGTCAACGCAGCGGAGCAGCTGTATAAAGATTTACACGGCGAAGAAAAGCTTGCGAAGGTCAAGGAAAACATCGTTGAAATGCTCAATGAGAAAGGCATATCAATATCTGATATCGAGATGGACATGCTTATCGAAGCGGCGGTTGCGGAAATCAATAAGCAGCTTAAGAAAAAGGAAGGTGCTGAAAATGGCAAAGACTAATACAGGTCTCGTGGCATACGCAAAAGCGAACGTCGGCAATCCGTATTGGTACGGCACCTTTGGGCAGGTCGGCACACAGACGCTGCTTGACTCGAAGCGCAAGCAGTATCCGTCTTTTTATACAAGCGCCAGATATGCGGCGTGCAAGAAAGATATCGGCAAGCGCGTGCATGACTGTGTCGGTTTGATAAAAGGCTACCTGTGGAGCGACAGCGCTACAGCCGCGCCGAAATATAGCGCCGCGCAGGATGTGTCGGCAAACGGTATGCTTGCCAAATGTACCGAACACGGCAACATAAACAAGATACCCGAGATACCCGGAGTCCTAGTGTTTATGGATGGTCATGTGGGTGTGTATGAGGGCAACGGCTATGTTATCGAGTGTACCGTCTCATGCGGCGGTGGCGTCGTCAGAACCGCGCTTAAAAGCCGTCCCTGGGTACATTGGGGCAAATGTCCTTGGATAAGTTACAACAGCACTACAGCGGCACAGAAGCCGTCAGAATCGACCTCGAAACCGGGCGGCGGCATAAAGGTCGGAGATAAGGTAAAGATAACCGGCACGAACTATGCCACGGGACAGCGCGTACCTACTTGGGTGAAGCTGCGCAAATACACCGTAAGCAAGGTGCAGGACGGTAAAGCTCTGCTCAAGGAGATCAGCAGCTGGGTGCATACCAAAGATATAACAGTAGTATCGACGGCAAAGAAAGGTGTTGCAGTCGGTAGCACAGTGACCATCAAGAAAGGCGCTGTTTACGGCGGCTGTACCTCAGCGCGCGGAAAAGCGGTCCCGTCCGCTCAGCTTGCACCGACAAAGCACAAGGTAAGCAAGATACAGACAAACAAAGGCGTCAAAGAAGCCCTGCTCGGCGATATATCGAGCTGGGTAGCGGTGGCGAGCCTTGAGGAGGTTACAAAATGAAAAAAGCAATTTTGTCACAGCCAATGCGCGGAAAAACCGAAGCGGAAATAAAGGCGACGAGAGAGCATGCCATAAGGGCACTTAAGGCTAAAGGCTATGAAGTCGTAAACACCTTGTTTACTGACGAGTGGTATAGTGATGCTCAAATGAAGCAGCGCGGAGTAGAAAATATACCGCTTTGCTTTTTGGCAAAATCTCTTGAAAATATGTCGCTTTGTCATGCAGCATTTTTTTGCGAAGGTTGGGAAAATGCGCGCGGCTGCAAGATAGAGCACGAAGCAGCCGTAGCTTATGGGCTCGACATAATATATGAGAATGAGGAGGCATGACATATGATAACAGCTATCATTTTTAATCTGCTTAATCAGCTGGGGCTTTTTGGAGCATGGGCTATCGTGCAGATTCTCAAGCTCTTCGGCATGATTTAACTTGCGTGCGTTTTGCGTGCGTTTTGAAACCAACTTGCTTACAACTTGCGACTAAAAAACGACCGGGCAGGGGATTTTCCTCTGCCCGGTTTTCTGCTTTATAAAGTACGCAGCCCTCGGTTTGACCGAGAGCCACAAGAAATAGGATATAGAGCTGGAGGCTCTTTATTGCATTATAGCATGATATGCTTTAAAAATCAAGCAATGTTTGCTCAGGTAAAAATCGACTGTTACTACAGGGTTACTACGGATTCTATTTTAGGGTACATTGAAATAGAAATGAAAAAAGCCTTGAAACCATTGATACACAACGACTTCAAGACTTCCTCTTTTGGTGATCCATCGGAGATTCGAACTCCGGACACCTTGATTAAAAGTCAAGTGCTCTACCGACTGAGCTAATGGATCATATCTTTTTCGCCGTGCGGAAGCTGTATCCGCAAATCAGCTTGATTATCATATAATATTTGCTCGAAAAAGTCAAGTCTTTTTTGTATTTTCTTCCCATTGTTTTCACTCTTTATGATAAATTGCACTCCTTTTACCCGAATATTCATTCCCGCCCGGCAGATACTATTCAGAGAAAACTGCCGGAGGCGCATTCT